CTTGAATTGAAATTTCCATGTGGTAACTGTGTAATAATTGGTTTGCAATAACTCGGATAACTCTTTGTTTGATTTGCTGAATACTTCGTTTAATGCTTCGTATGTTGTCATAAAATTAAAATGGTATATTGCTATGCCCCGCCGCCATTCCCAGGTTGTACAACCATCCAATGTCGGATAATTCCAAAACCATTGCACCGCTATCAATGTCCGTGCCTTGTGATTTGAAATAACGCTTTTCCACAATCGTGATGGCTTCGCTCATGTATTCGCTTTTCTTGATTATTTCAATCACTTTATGCATTTCATCAACGAACAGAAAGTTTAAGGTGTAAAGCGTTTTCATTTGTCGCCCCTCCCTTTGTACATTCTGCGTTGGTACAACATTTGGGTGAACTCATCAAATTCGGGGATGATTTCATCGCGTTCAAATTGGTAGGGCTTGGCTTCCTCGATGTTTTGGAAACGCTTGGAATTGCGTTTGATACAATGCCACGCATACATCACCGCAATGGTGATAGGCGTTAAAATGATTAGGTAGATTAAATCCATGTCGTTTGTCATATTGTTCCACAAATATACATTTGAAATTTCAAATTCCAAAACATTTGATGAAAAAAGAAAGGGAAATTAATCCCTTTTCTTTGTGAATGGCCTTATTCTTTTGTGAGTGACTGCAACATGGCAATCAATTTTGGGCATGGGTACACATCCGCTTTGTCTGGGCGAACTGAATTGTGTGTGTAAACGCCAGGTTCATTCTTCAATGCCCGTTTAGTTACCGCCCAAATATCTTCGTTGTATTCCAATGGGATGCCGTATTTGGTTGACCATAGGATCAACAAATCCTTGATGGATGCGATTTGTTCATCCGTGTATGAATGCCACAACTTGTATCCTTTGTATGGTTTATCCAATTCGGTTACTTGGTCGGCGGGTATTTCACCACCCACATAATTGTAAAACTTTGTTCCCTTCTTGGTGATTGGCCCCCAATTGCAAACCTCAATACCAATTGATGTTTTGTCTAATGGCAAATAAGGACATCCCAAAGGTTGGAAATGCTTTGTTCCCAATCCCAAATGATAAGCCCAATACTCGCTTCCAAATCCTTGCACAATTGTTCCATCCGTACTGATGGCAACACAAGTTGAAACCTTGTTGGCTACCTTTTCCCAATACGCAAAGGTTTGTTCACCGCTTCCGTTTCCCGCCGTGTGGTGTAAATACACCTGGGTTTTCTTCACCGCTTCGCGATTGTATGCCCGAAATGGTACTTGTTTAATTTTCATTTTGTTTGCTGAATTTATCAATTGATGTAAAACCCAATGACATTATCACGATCCATTCCACCGCCTCCACCAATTCTTTGGATGGTGCAATATCTTGTGGTGACATGGAATTGTGTGCCATCGTTCCGAATAGTACGAACGCCCCAATGATTCCCACGAACCGCTTGGAACTCAATTCGCCTTTATCGCCTTTGAAAATCTCGAATATCTTTTTCATTTGCCTTGGCCTTTATATGGTTTGGATGATTTGTGTTTGTTAACTGACTTCGTATGCCTTCCCAATTTGCGTTTGGGCTTGGCACGAAATGTTGATGTGTTGGAAACCTTTGCCATTACAACCCGTTTAATTTAATCATGTTTGAAATGGATGCCGTGTCTATGTCCGCTGTATCAATGCCCATAAAAATCATGGTGTTTGCATACTTTTCCGCCTTGGCTTGTGCCTTGGCAACATCCGCTTTTAACGCTTCTTTTTCTGCAACCTTTGATTCAACCATCTTTGCGTTCATCGTTTGAGCCATTTTGGTGACTTCTCCCGCACTTTGTAGGTTTTTTGATACCTTGTTAAGCAACGCATCTATTTCGTCAATCTGTGGGCTTGGGTTAGCGTGGGCAATTGTGAACACATAACCAGTGATAAACAATGCAGTAAATACGATTAAAAGATTTTTCATAATTTCTTCATGGTTTGCATGATGCGGATTTCGGTCATGGTTGCAGCCAAACACGAATCGGACTTTTTAAGGGCGTATGTGAGTTTGTCAATCTTAATATCCAACGCTTCTATCTTTTGGTTTGCCTTTTCAATTTGTTCTTTATAGCCCGAACGCAAGTCCATATACAAATAAGACACAGCCAACAACATACAAAAAGAAACTGCGGCAATTGGATTCTTACGAAATTGCTCAAAACTGACGGGTAACGCATTGGGTTTTACTTTCGGGGCAGTCATTATTCAATTGTAGTTAATGGTTCTGGTACAATGCAATAAGGTGAATCGGGAAACTTGGCACAATACCCACTCAAATACAAAGAATCATCCCCACTAAAAGTATGAATCCCCATTGGGTCTGGCCATACCTCATACGGAGTAAACTCTGTCGGTACTTCTGCATAAAATAGAATGTCAACCGCCCACTTGTCCGACTGCTTTGTGCATTCGCCTTCTTCGTTTGTCTCTAAACAAATAAACCCAATTTCAACAACTGCGCAATCTTTCCAAGTTGTCACGGTTTGACCGTCTGGCGTGGTTGTGGTTTGTTGTATGTCTTTTTTTAATTTCTCCCAATCTGCGGGTAAAAATTCAAATTTATGAAAACTTTTCATTGTGTTAAATTGTGGTTAATGATGCAAGTTCGGCGTTGGTTAGGCGGGTTGGGAATAAAGCATATTGATTAATTTCTGCTTTTTCCATATACCCACTGCCATTGGCATAATCTATTAAATTAATGCTATTGCAAGTAGGTACTGTTCCGCTTGTAACGGTTGCGATTTGAACTCCGTTTATATAAAAAACAAAATCGTTTGCTTTGTAGGCAATAGCCACCTTATAGTTTCCTTGCGTCAAAGCATTTGGGCTGAATATATTTACTTGCGTACCTGAATTATCTACAAATGCTTGTAAAAAATTAGTGCTGTTTATGTAAAAATAAATGCCATTTGCGGGACTTGAACTATTGTAAATTTGCCCTATTACAAAATCATTTCCAATAGGTGTTTGTAATTCAAAATCTAAAAAAATTGTCCCTTGACTTTGCCCAATCAAACTACTTATCCCCGTTTTGAAACAAGCATCCGCAACCCTTGTTGCGCTTGCTGAGGTTGTATTTATATACGATGTGACATAACTTGACGCTTCGCACTGAAATCCCCAAACATAAACTTGCTTATTGCTTCCCGTGTAGGTTTCGCTTCCCGTGTCATCGGCTAAACCAATACGGAAGTTTGGCGAACCACTTGCCGCCATTGTGCGAGTATAAACAATTCTATACCATCCGTTTCCAACACTTGTAATTGATGCCGTGACATCGCCCGTTGAACCTAAAATTGTACCATTTTGAATGTCGTAATCAACATATTGTGATGTAGAACCATTGTAAATGTTTACCGTCATATATTGACGGCTTATGTATTTGGCATAAAACGAAATTGTATACGCCGTACTATTTGCAAAGGTTATACCTTGATAAATCCAATGTTGTGTACTTGATGCCGTGCCATCATCCAAAAGGTCTGCATTTTGTGTGCCGTCTGGGCTTATGCCTTGATTTGCGGTAATTGTCAAATTGTTAGAAGCCCACGCACCATTGTCTACTTGTTCAGAATAAAGCAAAATATTCGTACTCTGCTTCTCCAACAACAAACTCGGACACCCCCCGCCCCCGTTTTGATAAGTTAATCGTGGAACATTTAGGCGGTCGGTAGTGGGGAAATAGGGTTTGGCAGTTGAGCCGATGTTTAATTGTGCGCCCCATGCGTAAACGGTTACACCCGAACTACTTACTAATTTAGGATAGCGCGTTGTTGCTGCGGCTTGTTGCGTAACTGTAAACCTTTGCCATTCAGTTGTGACTGTAATTGATGGGGTTGTGTAATCTATATTGCCCCAATACATCGTAGCCGTTCCACTTGCAACGCGTAAATAAATAGTTAAGGTATATGTTTGGTCTACTATTAAATTTCCAACACTTTGCACAATTTCGTTTGAACTTGCACCAAATACTAATGTGTCTGCGGTTGTTGTTCCGTTTGGTGCTGCAACTGAATTTGCCGTAACAGTCACCCCCGTTTTACTCCAAACCGCATTGTCAAAAGTTTCCGATTGTTCCAACAAATTCCACGGGCAAACCTCAACCAACCCCGCACTATTTATTCGTGTTCCGTTGGATGCACGGGTGAAACTTAAATCGCCTGCACCACTTGTGGGTATTTGAGAATAAACAACATCCTCTTTGTATCCGCTTGGTATTAAAACCAAACTCGCTTGTTCTAAAAGTGTACTCATTCTTGTGAATCTAAATTATCCAATTTGAAAATCATGCAGTCCACACCTTCGTAATAACCACCATCCGCAGTTACCCTATTGGTATATTCTAACGCCAATACCGCCCCACCCGCTTGGGTGAAGGGAGTAACACCCATTGCAATCCCAACAAACATTATTCGTTGTAAAGTACGATTGAACCCGATGTCAAGGTAATTGATGAAATGTAGTTGCCATCTGCAACGCAATGGAATGGACCAGGTAACAAGGTTGTACCCGTCAATCCCATGATAGTCATCAATGAATTCCCGTCCTTATCCAAACAAGCCGAAACAACGGCATTTGAATTGACAAAAAATCCACGGAATCTACCCGTTTTTGCGGTGGTATTGGCTACGGCTACACTTCCAGTGTAACCTGCGGTAAATGCTGATCCTGCGATACTCATATCTATAAAACGATTTTAAGGTTAATTGTTACGGATTACGGGTGATTTGCCCAATGCCTTGCGCCCACAAAGTGCCATCACAACACTTTTTGGAATATGTGTTTTTGTCCTTACACAAACACGCCCGTGTTCCACCACCTTGCGGGGATGACCTTGATGGGGTTTTCCACCCATTCTGTGTGTTGTTCGGATTATTCGGGTTGTTCCAATTGCTCATTTTTTGAAAATTAAAAGGATTAAAAATAACAATGCCAATACCAACCCAATTGCCGTCCCCACCAATTGTGGTACACTGATGCGTTCTTTGTACTGAACTTGTGGTGGTAATTGAATGGTCTTGGTATAACGGATGGTGTCTGCCTTCACAATTGTTTGAACTCTTATTACATCGTGATTGCGGTATACAATCGTTTTAACGCCATCTTTTTCAATTGTAAGGGTATCAATCGTTTTTGTGTTGAAAGTGTCCGTAATGGTCACGGAATCGCGTACAAAGATGGTATCAATGCCATACACACTTATTTGTGCCATCTCTGGGCATTTCTTGATGGCTTGTTTCAAATGATATTCCGCTGAACACCCCGTCAACAAAAACAAAAGAATAGTTGTTTTTGTGAACAAATCACAATTGGCGGGTTTCACGATTTTCAATTCCGTGAAGTATTTGGTCAATTTCTTGACCTTTTCATCCTTTGGCTTGTATGTCTTTTTTACAAATTCCATGAAACATAGTTTGATGGGTTGGTGTTTGGGTATTCCCCCGCTTCTTGGTTTTCGGTATACTGTGAAAACAATTGTGGGTAGTAACTCAAATAATCCACAACCCTACGGCGATAAGTTTCCGCGATGTTTCTTTGGCGTTGAACCAATGAATCCAATTCGCTTTTATCTGGTAAGGTGGTGTTTTCGGGTGAGTTACGCAATATACCCGCATTGGTTACCTCATAACCATGGAACAACAACAAATCGGCCATGGCATAATGAATCAACATCGGTTGTACATAATGCGAAACCAAGGTTTGATAATTGCCCGTCAATGTACCCGCTTCCACCTGGGTTAAAATGTACCGATACAATTTTGTTCCCAACAATTCTTGAACTTGAATATCTTGGGCGATTTTCACGAATGGGTAGATTTTGTCTACATCCACATTACCACCCAATTGGGTATACTTAAAAATCAACTCTTTGTCGATTAATAGAATATCATCGTTTGCGTACATCTTATTTGTTCTTTAATGATCCTTTGTTTGGCATATCAATGGGCCTTGTTTTGGCAGTATCCCACCCGCTTGGTGAAAATGGCACCCCCGCCTTATCCGCTGATTTGTTTGAAACCTCGTTGTAGTTTTCCAAATTTCTATTATCCCCCGTTTCACCAGGTTGTTTTGGCAAAAACTTTCCTTTGACTTGTTTGCGTCTAAATGTCAATCGTTCCCATCGGTGGTGGCAATTAACACCGCCTTTGTATTTCCAAATTGAATAGGTGGATTCACCTTGTGGTGCGAATTGTCCGTTCACACCCGCATCACCCATGGCGATGATATCTTCACGGCGGTAAATTACTCCCCCTTTGGATTCTTGAACCATTGCAGAACAAAACTGCCGTGAATTGTTGGATACGAAATTAGGGCCGTACCGATAACGGATTTTGTACACCCCTTTATCGTCATCACTTTTTTTATTGGGGTTTTCATACGCCAAGTTAAATTTCAATTCTTCATCGGCATCGGTAACTTCCGTAACATCAATAAGTTCCCACTCATCCGTGTTAATTGTTTCGCCCTTGCCTTTCAAATGTTCCAACCAAGAATTTTCATCCTCGATGGTCATATCATTCAATTCACTCTTTTTTTTTTCGGCTGATAATGATACGCCCGTTTCTTCCTCACGGGTTTCATCGTCAATGATGTTACCACTCAAATCGGTGAATTCAAGGGGTTGCAAGGTCTTGAAATAAAGATTCAAATTGTACCCATTGAAGTTTAACACCTGGGTAACGGCATCAATAATCAATCTTTGGAATGGTCGTACTACCACATTATCAAAAAGGATAGATGCGGTTTTCATTTCATCGGCATTGTTACCGAATCCCGTGTTATCCTTAATACCCAACAACATTGGTGAAACAACGCGGTGCGATACCATAATTTTTTGCATCGCCTCACCACTCAAAAATTGATATTGGTTGTGGGCATCACTCAATTGCACGGGGGTAATATCCGCTTTGGAATCCGCCCCATCGTTCCATGAAATAATAAATCTTCCCGCATTGGATGAACCACCAAACTTTTGTTTGATTTGGGCTTCAACTGTATCTTTTACCTCTGCGGGTGGTTGCCCATTGTTGAAGTTTATCAACATTGAAGGTGCCAAACCATTCATGATGTTGTTGATGTGGAAATTGGAAATCTCCGCTTCCAAGTTGGCATATTGCGTACCTCCTTGGTAATCCACGGGTGCGAAGTAAAAAGAACCCGTTGAATATGGTTTGATTGTAAGGATACATTCGTTTGCGTTTTGGTCGTAACCAAATGCCCTAAACTCAATTGGGTTATGGCCACGCTTCAAATTTGCCCAATCTGGGCAATAATAATACTTTTCAATTTCACCCTTTTCGTTGCACTTTGCGGGGCGAAGGGTTTGTTGTGGGAAGTGTTTGGCTTGTACATACTTTTTACGATCCTTTGACTTCACCAATTGGAACGATGCTTGGCCTAACATTTTCAAATCCATGGCAATGGCACGGATGCAATCGTTGGAAAACATCTTTTTGAATTCAATATATCCCGCCAAATCCCTTGATGCCTTGGTTACTTCCAACCCCTTACCGAAAATTTGGTCAACTGTGCCTTTGATACACGCATTGTTGGTTGGTGATGAATGGTACAAATCAATCAAATACTGATAATAGTTGTTATCATCGCCGTATTGCACCCAATCTTTGTTCTTTTGCT